ACTCCTCGATGAGTCACTACGCTTACGTTCGCGCACATAACGTCGATGGAAGTAGAGATGACGCAGCGAATACAGCTTCACCAACCAACCAAGCACTTGTTCCAATCGGAGGGACAGCGGGGAGCGAGGTTCTTTATTACTCTGTCGATTTGATAGATGATTTAGGAATTGATCGGAACTACAAAGTAGAGTTGGTCGGCTTCTGTAAATAATAATCATAATGACTAAAACAGCATTAGCACAATTTGTGGCGGATAAACTCCAGAAGAGTGACGCCGATTCCCTGACTCTGCTAAAGAGTTTTATTGATCGCCGCTATGAGATGATTTGGAACTCAGGTTTATGGCGCGAAACTTTAGGCACTACCAGTTATTCAGTGGCAGTGGATACCACTGATGTAACCCTGAATAGTGCAGTGCAGTTCCCGGTTGCAGTGTCCTGGAATGATTCTGAAATCGGTTCCATGGACTACGAAACTGTTTTCCAGATAAACCCGGCATTGTTCGATGAGGCAGGTACGCCAACCAATTTTATCACGTTACCAAATGATTCCAGCGGCAATGCGGTGATCAAGTTAGTACGAAAACCTGATAAAGCTAAAACCTTACTGGTATTGGGTAAGCTGAAGATCACCGCCCTGGGCGACACAGATTCAGCCAAGATTAATGGGATAGACTCGGCACTGCTCGCCTATGTCGAGGCCGACATGCTGGAGCATATGAGGCAGTACGGTAAGGCGCAGGTGAAGCAGCAGGAAGCTGCCGGTGCCATGATGTTAATGCGGGATCTTGAAACTACTCAGTCTGCAAAGATCGCCAGGTTAGTGCCTACGGTGCCCGGTGTTTGGGATGTAGATGATTTTAGCTGATGCCTTTACTTTATAACGACAATCTGGATGATCAGTTGGCTTATGACGCCTGCCAATCCTTTGTTGGCGGGCAAGTGTCCAACGTGCGCAGTAACCTACTGAGTCCGGTCCAATACTCTGAAGGTATCAATGTTGATATTGATCGGTTTGGCTCAATTGTGACCCGGCGAGGGACTGTATCCACCTATGGAGGGATCCACACCTGGTCAAGTGAGGATACAGTTTGGAGCAGCATGACTGATGATTGGAGTTCAGTCCCCTCCCCAAAAATTGATTCGATATTTTACTTTGATACCCCCTCACTAGAGCAGTTAGTAGGTGTATCGGGTCAGGTGGTTTCAAAGAATACCGGAGGAACAGGCTGGACTTCCGTGAGTGGGTACACCCCTGCGAGCGGGGCTAATGTTGAGGCAGCGCAATTGGTTGATAAACTTTACCTTACTGACGGCACCAACAATGTACGGAGTTATGACGGTTCATCTTTCACTGATGAGTCAACCGGCACAGGTAACCCACCAATCTGCAAATATATTGTAGCCCACACCAATAGACTTTTTGCTGCCGGCCTAAGCACAGTTCCTGATGCGCTTTATTGCAGCGACCTACTGGATGGTGCCGCTTGGGATAATGTAAATAATCAGATCAGAATTGGCGGTGATTCCGGGGATCCTATAACCGCAATTCATCCATGGTTCGGGCACAACCTGGTTGTGTTCAAGGAGAGAAGTATTTTTAATGTGGTTACGGATCCTTCAGCCAGCACTGCGGCATCTTTTCGGGTAGAAAACATTGACACCCATATGGGGTGCGTTTCCCAAAGATCAGTAGCTCAAATAGGGCAGGACATATTTTTCCTTGCCCCTGACGGAATCAGAACCGTGCGCAGCATCCTTGAAGGTGCTGCCCAGGCAGTAAGCGAACCAATCAGTGTGGGTATTCAGGATGTGATTGATACCATTAACTGGAATGCTGCCCGCGAACAGGCATGTGCAGTTTCATGGCGGAATCATTACATCCTGAACGTCCCAACTAATTCAAGCACAACCAATAATACTGCAATCGTTTACAATACAATTGCCAAAGCGTTTGTGGGAACATGGACATGGGACGCTTCACAATTTGCGGTAAGCGCCTTTAACGGTGACCTTAAATTAGCCATGGCAACTGAGTCAGGCAAGGTACTGATCTTTCAGGATTACATTAACCCAAATTCAGAGGTTGATGCAACATACCAGGACGATGGGGAGGACATGGCATCCTCGGTCACCACTCGCGGAATGAATTTCGGGGAACAGTTCAGTGAACTGCTTCCGAACCATGTTGAGGTGGAGTTAAAGCCAGCAACAGCTAACAAGGTTAATATCCGGGCAATCATTGATGAGGAATCTGATTCAGTGGTCAACCAGAACTCCATCGATACAGAAACCGGCACTGTAACTCTGCCATTTGATCTGCCGGTTACGTTTCCGAAAACTGTCCCGATCAAGAACAGTTACAACCTGATGACTAAGGGTCCATGCAGAGAGATTCAATTTAAGGTAACAGCTAACTCAGGGAAGGTGCATTTAAGAAGCATCCGCTCTAGCGCCTTCGTGAACACAATCAAACAGGAGACATGAGTGGAGGAGATCATCCAGTTACTGAGGTGGTGCGGTTCATCAGGGAAACCGATAAGCGGGGCATGTGTTTCGGCGGATGGCCAAATAGTATCCTGGAAATCTACCTGTCATGGCACCACCAAAATGGAAGTCTGGTCATTGTCGAGCATGAGGCGAAGTTGGTCGCGGTGGCGATTGGGACGCAGATGCCTGAAGCTGACATCGATAAACACTGGGTTCCGTGGGACTCAGCCGGTGATTCAGTCTATATCTCGGACATGTTGGCGTCGAAGAAAGAAGCGGTGGGTGCATGTTTCGACGAACTCGCTAACCGTTGCAAAGGATGGAAGGACAAGAAACTCATTGCTTTACGACATGGAAGAAAAAGGAAATTTAAACCGGCGTTTGTGGAGAAATGGTTAGAGGAACAGTCATAGGAGGTAAGGGGTATGAACATAAAGTTCCCACAGCAAACTTGGAGATGCTTGAGCCGTACCTGCCCGAGGGGGTTTGGTTTGGTTCCGCTTATGCCAAGGACAAGAAACTTGGTCCATGTGCCTGTTGGGTATTACCACACCAACCGAAAGTCTGCGAAGCATACATCGCTGGCTGGGAAGGGAACCTGTACGGGAAACAGTTAGAGATAAGAGACATGCGGCAGGTTGACCGTGAAGAGATGAAAGCAATGTACGATAGGGCACTTATAAATGAATGATTTAATGAAGCAATGTGAGAAGGCGGCACAGGGCATTGTAGCCGCATATCGTCAACGGTTTTGGGCAGCCAGTGATGCCGTGAACAAAGGCACACCACCCCCGCCTCCGGACTACGCTGCCGCCAACCGTGAAGGTATTGAGACAGACATTAAGACATTGCCTGCCCGCAAGATTATTGAGTCATTAGCCAAGTCAGGTGGCAAAGGCCAGGTCAAGGTTGGTGATGAGCTTATTGATGTAGATTTTAGTGGGTACGGGGATCTTGATCAGCAGAAGATCGATCTGGAGGCAATGACCACCAGCGCCGATGCGATTGCTGCCATGAACCTGGACATCCAGCAACGCTACGGGGAGGACATGAACCTGGAGCAATTGAAGCGGATCAAGGAAGCGGATCCTGTTGGGTGGGAGTTACGCCAGAAACTGGCTCAAACAACATTGGACGAACTATCTGCCGGCAGGGAATTAGGTGATGCCGCTTCCCGCCAGGTTGAGCAGAGTGTTAGAGGTGCCCAGGCTTCTCGCGGTAATGTTTACGGCGCAGCAAACATCGGCCAGGAAGCTCTGGCTAAGTTTGATGCCGGCCAGAGGCTCTTGACCCAAAGGATGTCCCAAGCTCAAGCATATGCGCTAGGAACACCCATTACGGCCCAATACGGGGCCATTAGCGGGGCACAACAAGGGGCAGCTAACTTTGCACCTATGCAGTTGCAACAAGGCATGGCTCAGAACCCGAATGCCGGGGGCCAGGCAGCACAATTTGCCAGCAGCAACTACAGCACTTACGTCCAGGGAATGGCCAATCAATCTAATCCCTGGATGGAAGGTTTGGGAATGGTAGCCGGTGTAGCAGCACAGGGAGTCGGCGGGCACTATGCAGGAGCAGCATTTGCTGCTGGTGGTGGTGCCGGCGGCGGGTTTTCTCCTAGAGCAATTCCAGCAGCACCTAGGGGTTTTCCCTTAATGTAAGCATTGATAAAGGATAATATATAATGGCACGAAAAAGTTCATTCTTACAGGGGTTTGAGGTCGGGTCCGACCTTTATAACAAGGGGTTCAGCCAGGCAATGAGTCTTGCTCAGATGAAGAAGCAGGAGGATGAGAAGAAGTATCAGAGGGGAAGGGATACTAAAGCTGATGAGAGATGGCAGCAGGAGTTTAAACTTAAACAGGATGCTGCTGAAATTACCAGGCAAAGAGGAACCACTGCGCAACAAAAAGCCCAGTTAGAAATAGAAGCATTGCAGGACGAAAAAGCAAAAAGGCAAAAATTAAACCAGCAAAAGAAAGATGATTGGGCATTAGTTAGGGGTGCCCAATTATTAATCAAT